GTTCTTCACGCCCATTCTCGTCGCATTGATCAAGCCCTCGGTCCTGACGGCAAACTCCGCGACGACTTCAAACAGAAGGTTTTGCAGGTCTACCACGACTGGGAGACGGCAACCGATGAATCCATCGTCATTGACACCACAAAGGACGAACTCCTCGACATCGAAGATTCAGATGCTGGTAAACTACGCATCTTTTCTATCATGGAGTTCCACCGCGTGGTGGCAACGAGGATGGTCTTCGATTCCGTCATCAAGCACGTCACCGCTCAACCTTCTCAAACCACCTGCGCCATCGGAATCAATCCGCATGACAACTCCTGGACTATTCTCGGGAACCGTCTTGCGCGAAATTCTGACAACGCAATCCTTGGCGACTTCAAAGGCCACGAGTTCACCCTGCCTGTGCATTGGGTTACTTACGGATTTCCATTGTTTCTCGACACCATTGCCCCGACCGACCCGGTCACTCGCAAACGTCGATTCAACTGTATGGCTTCCGTGATCTATCCGATCCACATTGTAGGCTCTCAACTCATGCGCTCTATGCGCAAAGGCGCCTCCGGTCACGGACTCACCGCCTTCATGGCCTGGTTCATCTCTTTGATGTTCCACGTCTCCGCTTGGCTCGACGAGGGCAATCACACCCTCGAAGAGTTCTTCATCTTCGTCATCTTGTCAATCATGGGTGACGACTCCGTTGGGACTGTTCATGACAAATATCCTTGGTACAACATGCAATATCTGGAAAAATACGCCCGAAAAGTTGGAATGGTCTATACTTCCAACGTCAAGAAAGGTGTGTCTGTTCCATACATGTCACTCAAGGACCCCTCCGCTTTGTTTCTCAAGCGCAGGTTCGTGCTCACAACCAACAAATACGGAACATTCTACACAGCTCCTCTCAAGAAATCCTCCATCATGGAAGCTCTCATGTGGCAAGATAAATCAGCCACCTCTGACGACAAGCTCAACACGATGCGATCAGTCTTGATCGAGATGCGTCACTACGGTGACGAGGAATACTCTCGGATGCATCACACTCTCGTGCGCTACTGCCGTGCGCTCGGTTTGCATCCCGACTTTCCTCCTCCCCGCCAAGCCATGTACCAATTTTGGCAAGAATTGCGCTACTCGTCCGAGCTCAAGTACGACGAGAACGCCACTCCACTCTATTACGGTTTGTCTCCGAACCTATCGGAACAGGGCGGCGAATAGCCGTCTGTTGCATGTGTAATTGCTCACGTAGTGCGGACTTCTACAGGTCATTGTCCGCACGAAGGTACCGCCCTATGCACACCGACCAACTCTCGCTGGGAAGTATTACGTAGCTATCCTGGTTTGTTTTAATCTACGTAGCCGACAGTCAGCAAACGCAGACCGTCGTTGCCGAACAGACCCTCGGCATGCAGGTGATCCCCAATAGCCTGCAAACTATCAACTCTACGCTTGACGACACTGGTGAGCGTACAGTGGCCCTTCTATCACAAAGTGTTAGTACTCAGGTCAATCCACTCCCTGACCAGACTCCTCGCACCTTCATGGAACGACTTTACCCTGTCGGAACCGTTTCCTGGAATACAGCCGATACGATCATGAGCGGCGCTCCCCTCGCCGTGATTTATCCATTCGGTCTTTTGATGGCTTGCGACGCCAACAACGACGCGCTATCTTATTTTCAGTACTTCCGTTCAGACATGGAAATTCAGTTCCGTCTTAACACCACTCAGTTCTACTCCGGTGCTCTCATGATCACTGCTGTTCCGTACTTTTCCACAGCATCAACTCCTCCCTTCGAGACTTATGCTTGGGCACGTTCTTGGAACAAGCCATTTGTGATTTCAGCACAGAAGCAGGACACGCTCATTATCCAGCTCCCGTGGGAACTCCCGTGGCGGTTCCAAGAGATCGCCAACTTGGAAAACGCAGCAGGTGTGACTCAGATTCGTCCATGGTCAATTTATATCGACGTTATCGCTCCGCTTGTATCATCAGCGCCATCAGCGACAAACGTGATTAGCCTCACCATCCAAGGACGTTTTCAGAATCCCCAGCTCGTGTTCCCTGTTGATCCCTCTGGATCCCGACGCAGGCACCACGCTCAGAAGCAATCTGGCCAGACCCAAGCGCCTTCCATGCGCCCTGGTCGTGGTGGAATGGGTGTTCTTCATGCAAATCGAGGTGGTGCCGATCCTGTGCGTTCAGCACAATCAGGCACTGCTCCTACTACAGCAGAATCACTCCCCAACACCATAGTGTCAACCATTGCTGATGCCTCAAGCTCAGTGATGGGCGTGCTCTCCAGTCTGCAGCCTCTTGTGTCTATGTTCTCAGGCCTGTTTGATAAGCCGAATGACCCGCAGCCACCCATGCGCGTTATCGCACAACCAGGCGAGACTTTCACACGCTCAGACGTCACGGACTACTCCATGCC